ACTAGCTGACACTCCTTTTTTACTAGCTAAAGCAGCCTGCGCTAAAGCAGTAGCACCACCTGCACTAGCACCTGTTGTTGCTAATGTATCTAGTGAATTAGCTAAAGCCATATCTGCTTGTTCCATTTGTATTTCAGAAGCTTGAGTAGCAACAGACATATTATTAAAAGGATTAGATATCATGTCGCTTAAATTAGAAGCTAAACTAGATAGATTACTATTACCTGCATAAGGGTTAGTTATAGGAACTCTTTCAGCCTTTATTCTATCTATCTCTCGTTGAGCTCTTGATGCTGCTCTACCGGCTCTTTTACCCGCTTTATCGGCTTGATTTGCTGACACGGCTCCACCTATAAGTGAGACTCCAGCTCCAATTGCTGCTATTGCTGCCATATTATCTTATTTTTTTAATTATTTCATGCGACGGATTTTCGTCAACCGTATAACCTAGTTTCTTATGTTTATCTATTAGACTTTTGCTTCTACCTATACTAAGTATTAATTTAAAACCTCCATCATAAGCCCATTGCTCTAATGAATCTATTAATAATAATATAGCTTGCTCTCTGTCTTTTTTAATTCTATATTTTGGATTTGATATAATCCACTCCATCCAAGCTATTTTTGAATTTGTTGCGTATAAAAAACCTGCAACTATAGGTTTACTTTCTTTTTCTATTATAATTCCACCTGTACCGTTCTCAGGTAGCATTTCTTGTGACAAAGGTTCCCACTCTGGCCAAGACTTCCACCATTCTACAATAGTGTTATAGTCTTTTTCAGTTAGTCTTCTTGCTGTTAATTCCATTTAATTTTATTTAATAAGATGATTCAGAGTAGTTTGATGATAACGCAAACAACTCGTTTGTTCCTGAGCTAGTTGTGTTTGTAGCTCTTAGTTTTACTGTTGCAAAAAATCCTTTAACTCCAGATATTGATCTACCATATATAACCTCGCCACCAGCAGCAGCTGAAGTGTTTATTAGGTTAGCAAAATACTTATCTTCTTTTCTTTTGAATTCATTTTTAAACAAACTACTTTCCATGCTAGCTAAAGTTGTTGGTAAAGCATAAACTGCAATTGGATTTGCTGAATCTTCGTTAGTGACAAAGCTTTCCATAGACCAGTTAAAGTTACCTTCATAATTAACTGTTTTAAATGTCTTTATTAAAGAAGGATTTGTGTTTAATATACTAGTGACAGTTGAATCATATTGAACTCCATAAAAATTAGCTCTAGGTAAAACAGCACCGGAGTTATTAAACTCAACATAGTGTTTGTATAAAGAACCACTTTTAGTAGAAAAGAAGTTGTTTTGTATACTAAACATTTGTCTAGGTATATAGCTTAACGTACTTGTCCAACCTTTTACTTGTTCATCAAAAGTTACAGTTATCGGTGATTGGCTTGTAGAGGTTTGTAAAGACAATACATAAGCTTTGTTATATATGTCATAACCACCTATTCATACATACCGTAGTTAGATATTTCTGTTATACCATCTCTAGATAACCTAAGAACAGATCCTTGAGCTGCATCAGTAAAGTATTTTCTATAACCATAAACAGCAAAAGACTCTGGATTCTTTGCAATTCCAAATTCACCAGCGTATGGTTGTATAGCTCCAATAACTACATTAGATGTGGTTTGCACTGGTAATCCCTCTTGAGTATATATAGCATCTTTATCTATTAAAGCTCTATTTACTTTTCTTTCTTGAAATATAGTTAAATTAGTATCTTCAGCGTATAGTTTTTGTATACTACCTTTTGATGGGTCTACAGTTCTAGTTATGTCTTGACCAGATGGAAAAACATTTGTTTGGTTTATACCTGTTCTAGAATTTACAACGCCAGAATATATAATAGAATTAGCTAATAGTTGTTGAGCGTTTTCATCTGATGCTAAAAAAGCCCTAGGCGCTAATCCAGTCTGCACGTTGTTATAACCACCTCTAATTCTAGATTCTTCAATATACCAATCATACTCAGTTCTAGAAGGCCCAGTCTGTCTGTTTATTTTCTTTAAAACGTATGTATTATAATATTTTACCGGTATAGCTGTAGCCATATTTTTATTATTACTTGTTTTTTAAATTATTTAGGTTATGGTCCTACAAATCCACCTGATGGAACTACTGTTGGAAACACGGTTGGATCTGTTATGCCAGTACCTCCTCTTGGGTAGAATGGCGGATCTGCCATTACAACTTCAGTTAAATTTGTTCCTGGATTTTGTATAGTTGGTGTTTGACCAGCAGGAAGATACGTAACTATAGCGCCAGCATAACCAGTTGGAGCAACACCTGGCCAATTTTGATTTACTGTCATTTCTATTTTTAAGTTAACCGCTGCACTAGGTTGAAAGTTATATGTACCTGTGTTAGTTGTCGGTGTAGGATTTTTTTCACCTGGACTAACCCCTTCTGTTATTTGAGTTGAAGTTCTAGAAAAACCTTCTAATCTAGCAACTCTTTGAAAAGAACCGTTAAAACCTGTGTTTTGGTTTAGACCTTGACTTGTTACATCGCTAACAAAGTATCCACCAACTGTATTGGTGCCACTACCTAGTGTACCATCAGGATATGTACCTCCGTTTTCAGTACAACCTCGAACATCACAAAAGCCAGGGTTTTGCTTACTAGAAGCAATCCATATATCTACATCATTTGCTGTCCAGTTTTGAATTTGACCTTGCCAAATAGGTAAGCTAGTTTGACTAGTAATAGTGTTTAGCGATATATCTGATTGAGTACCTTCATATGCTGGACTTGGATTACCTTGTGTATATGAAGCGTATACTACTTGACCTGTGTAATTAACTGGTCCAACAGTGTAATTCATGTAAGTGTATGTAACAGCTCCCACGTCGTCTGTAAGACTAAAATATAAAGAATAAGAACCTACTTGTTGGTAGTTACCAGTAGTAGCATTACCAGATAATACAAACTGTCTATACTTAATAGGGCTTGAACTACTAGCTGTTTGATTAGCTTGATATACTATACTTGCAAAATCACTTATATTTCCAGAAGTACCTGAGTTACCAGGGTAAACACCGTAGTACGTTACGCTACCGGAGTTGCTTGTATACCTAGCACCTACAAAATCCCAACCATTATTACTACTAAAAGTCGCAGAATCACCATTAGTTGGATATCCAACACCTGATGTTATAGCACTACCATTTAAACCTAATGGGCTAAGGCTACGCGCGCTTGCGTTTGGATACATACCAACTATCAATCCTCCAGTGTTAGGCACTGTAAAAGGAGGTAAGGTGTTAATTATAACAGGTGGATCGTTTTGTAATTGTAAAGTTACAGTTTCAAAAGTATCAACACCACCTAAACTCCATTTAAGATTAACTTGAAATTTACCTCTCCACGTAACATCATACAAGTTTGAGTTGCTACCGCCAGCGAAAAACCCATTGGGATCATTAGGTCCTTGAGCTGTTGTTATATTAAAACTACCATTACCAACAGCCACTAGGTTAAACCTACTTATATAATCTATATTAGTGTCTATAGCTTGTGTCGTTGGATTGTAAGAAAAAATATTTACAATAGAACAAGAGGCAGATGTAACTATTTGACCACCACTAGTTGGAAAAAAGTTACCAGTTATAGTGCTACCTATAACGTCATTTTCAGAGAAAGAAACTGATACGCTTGAAAAAGTAGATCCATTTATATCGCCGCTTTCGTTTTGTATATCAACATTTAAATCAGATATAAGCTGTGCTGAAGATGTCTCGTAAAATAATTCTAATTGTGATACAAAAGGAGATGTTTCATAAATAGCTAAACCTAAGTTTGCTGGATATGGATCAGTACCTGTGGGTTGAGTGTAAAGCTGCTCGTCTAAACCAACTGGTTTTCTAGTAGAAAGCTTAGCAACGTAAGGTTTTGTGTTAAAATTATATATAGAATAAGGGTTAACATCACCTGCAGCTGGTGTCCAACCTTGTCCGTCACCGGTTAAAAGAGGAAATACATCTTTTATTGTTCCAACTAAATCAACTGAGTCAGGAGAAAATGCAGGATCAAATTGCTTTGTTTGAGTTGAAAAATTATTCACAACTACAGGCACTATATTTGTTACTCTAGGAAACATTGTTTCATCAGACGTAAATTGATCTTGTAGTGGACCAACTTCTTGTAGATTTCTAGGTACTTTGTTTATATTATCAGATATTAAAGTTATAAAACCAGTTTCTCCTTCTTCTAAAGTAGAGTTTTTAATTGGATAACCATTTATTATACCAGGTAAGTAAACATTATAATAATCTTGCTGTTGTTGTTTTACTCCAAACTTATAAGTGTAAAAACCATTTACGTTTATATCGTAAGTAGCACGAGTCATGTTTGACGTTAGGTCAGGTTCTGGTTGTGAGAGATCTGGTGTATTAGAGAACAGATATTTAACATCTATTTCTTCCTTGGTTTGTATAGTTATATCATACACAGGTGTCGAACTGGATGGTGTTACAGTTACTATATCAGTGTAGTCTATATACTGGCCTGACATTTTTCTACCAACTGAAAAACATCTATCATAATTTGTAGGAAAGTTGTCAAACATGAGCCCAGTTCCATCAGAACGTACTCCAGCTGATCCTAACTTGTATTGATAGTATCTATTAGGTCCAAACAACAATTCTACTTTAACATTAAAACCAGGAGTTATAGCGCTAGCAAATACAACGTTTACATGAGCTAAACTAACACTTGCCGTGTAATCATCGTTTATTTTTTTTAGTATCCAACCATTACCTTCATTAACATATACATTGAGAATGTTAGCATTATTTTGGAAATCAACAGCTTTGATAGCATAAGCAAAAAATGTTGTTGTTAAATTTAATGGTGGAATTCCTGCAGTAAAGTATTGATAACTTTGACTTTCAAAATAAGGATACAAAGCTCCTGTACCTGTGGTAGAAGTTCCATCTTCGATATTTACAGCATAATACTCTCCTTGAGCATAAGCACCTGGGTAACCTGATGTTAAAGAGTTTTCTGGTATAGGTTGAAGATAGTTTACAGAAAGCGTATCACCAGGCCAATTTAATATATTACCATTAAATTGCAAAGTATTGTAATCAGAAAACACGTTAGAGCCTGGTTGAGGATCACCATTGACATCTAATAAACCGTCATAATTAGACAAAACAATATCAGTTTGTCTACCAAACTTGTCTGCTAAAACTATACCAACTTGATAATTTCTGTTTTGCTTTAATGAATGTTGTGGATATTCTATAAATTGCTGAGTAGATTTATCAGCTATAGACGTGTAATAATCTAAACCTAACGGTGCTGTGTAACTTTCTACGTAATTAGAATATAATATTCTATTACCACTAGATTCTTGCGCTAAAGCTCTAACAGGCACCTTGTCGAAAACCCTAGTGGTCTCAGACGCTGGCATTGTTTTGATAGGTTGCTTAGATTGATAATTGTATTGATATACATTAGTATAATTTAAATTGCTTATAAACGCTGCGTCAACATCTACTTTTTCTAATATCTGATAAGCCTGCTTGTCTGACTCCTTATATATTATCTCTATGGCTTTTATTTTGTAGTTGTTTATTATATCTATACAAGGAAGTTTAATGTTTAGTACAGCATTGTTAATACTGTTCTGCATAAACTCAACTACAGTAGTAATAAAAGCCTGAGTTTCATCATCATTAATAAACTTACCTTCATGTTCAGGTATAAAAACATCTTGACTAAAAGGAGCTACTACTGAGTATTCGTTGTCGTCAAACTTAAATCTATAACTAAATCTAACAAACTTATCTTTTAATAACTCGGGATCTCCATTCCAACCGTTATAACCTGCTTCTTTTATAACTCTTACAGACATTCCGTAAGAAGATGGACTTGTTAATGTTGTGACTGGTAAAGCGTTAGTGTTACTAAAGTTAACATAAAGATTATTTGCGGTAATAGCATCACTCGTCCAAAACCTAGCTCTTGTAGTTAATTCTCTAAAGTCATTACTGCTAGACGCACCTTGTCTCCAACCACCAGGCTTAACATTCATTCCGTTAGCATTTGTGTTTGCTTGAGGTGGATTGTCCCAGAGCGTTGTGCTTTTGAAAAGATTAGAAGTAGCTCCACCAGCACCTATAATACCATTCCATTGCGCAGTTGTTGGTATTGTAAATCCTATAGGTGCTAAACCTCTAGAATCCATTACAGCATATTTGTTGTATAAAACACCATAAGTAACTTCGTTTCCTATGTATTCATCATAATAGCAAAAAGCTCCATACTGACCGGTGTCCGCATCTTGCCACGAAGCTAAAGTTTGTGCTTCAACTATTGGGTCTCCATTTCTATATCTAGTTACAGCTAAGTTAGAGTCACTAACCTCGTATACACCTACTGGTACAGTGTCTGGATCAGCGGCGTTTGTCATTGTAGAAGGGTAGGTGTCTGTCTGCGGCAAATAATTGTTTGTAAGAGGAGCTCTTAAATTTAAATACTCAGGTGGAAATATAGGTGCAAACTTTGCTACAGAAATTTGGTCTTCATTAAAGTAATAGGTAGAAGGTTGTTCTACATTTATTTTCCTAGGTTGATTTCTGTTATCTGTCCAAAATAGTAAGTCTTCAACTAAATTAACACCTAACACTGGACTTTGTGTTGAAAAGTTCAACCAATATCCTTCAACTTTTACGTTTGTAGTATCAAGCATAGAATTATACACTAGTATCTGGCACAAGGCTGTGCTTGGCGCTAACGCAACACCACTCCAGTTTGTTTTAAAATAATACACAAGAGAATTAGCGTCGTCAACGAAGTACCCTATCACTTCACCAGCATCATCATATTCGTTAGATGTAACTTTATTGTTACCTAATATAGACTCCAAAGCTCCAACGTCACTTGCTTCTGATCTAGAAACAGCTATATTTAAAGCGTCTCTGTATTCGTTATTTGGTATAAGTCTCTCGTCTAAATCTTTATTCATTTTAGACTTGATGAAACTATTTTTAGCCTCTGCCATGTATTATGATTTTATCCATTTAGATTTACCTCTCATCACTTGAACTATTTCGTTAAGTTTTATATTAGATAATCTTATTTTAGCATTTCTTAATTTAGAACTTTTTTCTCTTCTTAGTCTTTGAACTATGTACTCTGGTTGATTTATTCTAGTAGATATAAGAGCATGTAATATATAAGCATACATTGCGTCTTCAGCCATCTTAGGTATTCTACTATCTAAGTCAAAAGCTAGTCCATCTGAGATGTACTCTAACACTATTAGTTTACCAACTAAATTACTTGAAAAAGAAACTTTACCTTCTCTTTCATTCATATTAAACCATCCGTTCATTTGAGAATACTGAGGATCCATTCCATACATTCTTCCGTAACCAGATCCAATAGTATTACCTAAGTCACCCCAGTTGTAAGCCCACATATCATTTGTAAAATCATTGGTAAAATTACCGTCAATAAAATCAGTGTTAGCGTTATGCCATCTTTCCTGAGTTATAGACGTTCCTTCTATGTCGTTACCCCATTGATCTTGAGTTGGTATACCTGCTGAGTCTTGAGCTTGAGTGTAGTAAGGGCTAGTTGTTAAGTTGTTGGCTGGATACATAGGTCTTTTAACGCCTAATTCATCAATCCAAGACATACTTACATAGTTAACATAGTCTTGAGGCAACACTAAAGTAAGCTCGTTAGGTACAGTTAGTTCAGCTTTTTTTATACTTTTTAAAGTGTCATAGCTAAACTCTTGCATTGCTCTTTTAGTGTGGAATATTACATCTGTTCTTTTAGCGTTTGGTATTAATTTACCTTGCCCTATATATCCTACTAAAAAATTACTAACAATGTCGTTTAGTTTAATATATTGATATCCTCCGTAGTTATCTTCTACTGCTTGCCCATATGCTTTTTCAGCCTCTGTGTTAGCGTACTTACCGCCACTTAATGTTTTTAATTGAACAACTATAAAAGCGTTTGCTTGTGGAGACGCGGTTAAAGATATGGTTTTGCCATTAGTAACTACTATTTCTGTAACCCATTGACTCCATGTTCCCGCTAAACCGCTTTGACTTGTGTAAACTTTAAAGTTGTTTAAGCCATAGTCAGGATCACTAGGATTCCAGCTAGTAGGACTTCCTAATATTAAGTCTGTATTAAAATCTGTTGTAAATTTTTGATTAGGTGTTACCGATCCAGCTCCTTTAAAGTCTTGCGTTCCTTGATAATACTGTTGAGAATTTTCAGTTATTAATCCGTTATTAGTAGGTTGTATAGCCATTGTATATTAGTTTCTTTCGTTTTGTGCCTCTTGAGCAATTTCACTAGCAGCGGCTTGAACTATACTTGGATCTTTTATTACAACTCCAGCATAAAGCAAAATTTGCAAAACAACATTTGTTTGTTCTGTTATATCTAACTGAAAGTCAACTGAGGTTGAAGGATTCCACGTGTATGTATAGTCAGGAGCTGACGATGTAAAGTTCCAAACAACATCCGCTGGTTTTTTAACGTAAGTAGCTTGTACGTTAGAATTTATTGATTGAGGATATATAGTTATTTTATTATCTTCGTATATGTAAACTGGAAAATAAGTTGAAGGTTTAGTTATTGTAGATAAGTTTAATTGAGCTAGTTCATTTCTTTGAACAGCCTCAACCTCTTTGTCGTCATTATAAATAACAGTACCTAACTTATAAAAATCTAAAGGATACAATGTTATAACTATACTTACGCCTACCCCTAGCGCTCCCGCTGTTAAATTAAAATTACCACCTGTTATATTGTAGTTGGTGTATACAACACCATTAACAGTTACAACAACTTGGCTTTGTTCAACCTGAGCTTGAGTTATAGTTGTTAAAGGATATGATATAGTGTTTAGTGTTCCTGTTAAGTTTTGAGTTCCAGTAGCTGTCCCTGAAGATGTTGGGGTTGTAAAAAAACCTGGTTGCGTAGTAGTTGGCGCTGTATAAGCACAAGAGCCTATAGTTTTAAAAACGTCAAGTTTTTCTTGCACGCTTTTATACCTATTGCCGTATTCACTTTCGTTTTGCGGCACTCGTAGTTGTTGGTTTATAGTTTCAAAGTAAGTGTCAACTATATCAAGCTGTACTTGAGTAGCTAACTTGTTAAACTCGTTAGGCGTGAGATAACCTCTTTGTTCCTTATTTATTATTAACAAGACTGTTTTATAAACTTGATCTACGTTTATTGCCATTTTAATTTGTTTATTATAATATGGGCCCGAGTGAACGAGCCCTATATTAGTATTACATGTTATTTAAACTTTTTCTCGATAGACTTGTATATTTCTACTCCTTCGTCAGTCTTCAAGAAAGCAGCAAACGCTGCGTATGGATTTTCATCAAATGGTACAGTCATTAATTTTCTTCCATTGCTAGCCCAAGTAAATACACGTTGATCTTGTGATAACTTTATTATTCTAGCTTCAGTGGCTTTTATACCAAAATTTCTTAATTGTACATTTTCATCATTCGCTAACTCCATAAATAATTGTGGATTTGATTTAGCAAACATTAATAAATCTCTCTTTATTTCTTTAGAACTTAGTTTGTTTATGCTAGTTCCTATTTCCACTCTCAATACAGCTTCAGCTTGGTCTATATCCATATCTCTAGCTGCTAAAAGTGCTTGTATTTCCCACTCCATCCACTGTAATTCGTTAACAGCATTTTCTTGTGGTTTTAGTTCTTTAAATCTATGCCCTGACAAAGGGTGATATAAAGACAATAGTTTTTGTAAGTTTTGTTTTTCTTTTGGAACAGCTAAAACGCCGTCTCTAAAAGTTATATGACCCATCGTTGATTCTCCTTTGTGTTCATCTACAAAGACAGATGCTTGGTTTGTTGCGTACTTAAGTTCTCTTTGAGATCCTCTTGATTCATCAAACCACAATAATGGATGTTTTTTTGTATGCTTACTAGGTATTGTATAAGTCAATGGTGACTCGTTACCTGTTAGATAGTAATTTCTATCTTTTATTTCCCACTCAGTAGGTTTAGTTTGTTTTTTTGTTGACATAATATAATATAATTAAATAATTTTATAAGGGTAATTGTTACCCCCGTAATTACAACGAGGGTAAGAATTACATTTGTTGAATCTTAGATTCCTTTGAACAATACGAAGTTGTTCGCAGCTTGTGTAACTAAACATCTTTCTGATAAGAAGTTTACTTCCATTGCATCCAAAGATGAAGTAAAAGCACCTCCTACAGAACCAGTTAACCAAGACTTCATACGTCTGTCATCAGCTTGAGAAGCTCTATAACGCACGTGTAAGAATGGTCTTCTAATATTTGTTCCTAAGATTTGATCATATACCGTAGAAGTTCCAGCTGGTACTAACACACCTTCAATAGATGCAGGTCCAGCAATAGCTCCACGAGTAGAAGCATCGTTTAAGTATTTCCAGTCAGTTTTGTAGAAGTCATAAGAACCTCTTCTGAAACCAGAGAAACCTAAATTTAATGCCATTTCTTCAGAATTTTCAAATAATCCAAAAGCAGTACCTCCAGCGAATCCACCTGAGATAGAAGCAAGCATATCATCAAAATCAAGAGCAGTAGCTCTGTTTAAGAATAACATGTTTTCTTCAATAGCTCCTTGAGTATCTAAGTTTTTAAGTATTGCATCAAAAGCATCTAATCCAGCAGCAGCTGTAAATCCAGTTTGTACATTACCTCTCTGACTGATAGCAGAGAATAAACCTTGAGAACCACCACTTTGATTTGTTAATGCAGCAGGTCCACCAGCACTTAATTCTCCTTCAACCATTGCCATTTCTAAGTAATCTTCAAAACGTAAACGAGTTTCAGATTCAGCTTTTAAATACCATAAGTATCCTCCAGTTCCATCTTCAGTAGCAACTTCTACCCATCCAATCTGAGCAGTGTCAGAACCATTAATAGTATAAGTACTTCTAATGATTATTGGAGAGTTTGAAAATTGAGTAAAGCTAGGATCTACAGTAACCATAGGGTTAGCGTTAGCAGCGTAAGTATTTGCTCCTACAGCTGCGTTTGCAGTTGAAGTTCCTTTCTGAAAATCAGAACCGTAAACAAATATCTTTTTTCCAGCACCGTCAGCGATACCAGCAGCAGCTAAATTAGCGAAACCATAAGGCTCTACAACTAACTGTCCTGGATTACCTCCTCCACCTGCTAAGCGAGTGTCAGAAGTTCTAACGAAACATTTTGCTTCACCACCGAATTGATCCATTACAACTATTGTTGCACCTGGAGAAATTACGTTTACAATTGGCACAGCAGCACCCGCAGCTGTAACAGGAATTGTAATTGTTCCCGCTCCAGAAGCTGAAGTACAGTCGTTGTAAGCAATGTGTAATCTATTTTGTTCAGACCAAATTACTTGATCAGATGTCATTGGCATTTCAGCGCCAACCATTCTTAAAAATCCTGATAACGTTCTGTTACCATATCTTTCTACCTCTGCTTCGTAAAGCTCTGGTAGGTATTGTTGTGAGAAATCGTTTTGTCCACCTGTAAAATTTAGGTAGTTGTTTGCCAACGTTTGTTGTTGTTGACTTGGTACGATTGAACCAAATTGCGGAGCAATTGCCATAATTTTAATTTTTAATTAGTTAAACTTTTTAGTTTTAATTTTTAGTTTTGACGAGTCTAACCCACTAATTGCTTTAACTTTTAATCCATTTATAAATACATTTCCGTCGGCAACTCGCCTAGGTTCGTCTTTAGATGGATTTTTAGATCCACTGATTATGCTTTTTACACCATCAGCTTTTCCTTGTTCGTAAAAATGATTAGCAAGTTTATCTGCGTTCATAGCAGCATACATCGCTTTATGGTAACCTGCAGCATCTGTCATTAATCCTTCTTCGTTTGTATATTTACCCACGAAATTTTGTACGTCAGCTTGTAGTTCACCTACTTTAACCGGATCTTTAATTCCATATCTAAATCTTTTTTCCCCAAGATTAAATTCAAAACCTTTGAATTCATTGTTGAATAGTTTTTTAGTTCTGTCTCTAAAATCACCGTGCATTTGTGTAGCAACTTCTTGTTGCTGCTTATATTGGTTGTAAAAGCTAATAGCTTCTTGTTGCTCTTGAGTAACGCCCGGTCTCAACTTGATCTCGTCGTAATATTTGCTCTTAGAACTTTCAAGAAATTGTTTTGCGTTTGCAACCTCTTCCTTAAACGCAAGTTTTTTCTTACGTATTTCTCTTGGCTCATCTACATCTTCATCAAAATCAAAATTATCTTCCATTAAAAAGCTAATTTCTTCTTGATCTAAATGTGGTTTTGCCTTTGTATAGTATTCTCTTAAAACATCTTTAGAACTGTAAGAGCTGTAGTCTTTATTTAAAGCTACATAATCTTGTACAGTTCCGCCGGTTTCTTCCATAAAAGATACTAGCTTTTCGATATTTTCTGGTAAAGGTTTACCTAAGATTTTTTCATCTCTTTGTGCTTCTTTAACTTCTTGAGCTATTTCCTTTACCTCTTCTTTTGTTATTTCTTGGATGGGGGTAATTTCTTCAACAGCCTTTTCGGGCTTTGATACTTGTTTGTCCATTCCAGAGCTATCTCCGGTTTGTTCGCCCACATCCATCTTCTTTGTTTCTCCGATTTGAATGGCATCTTCTTCTTTGTTTAGAGCTTCAGTAGGTACTTCTATTTTTATAACTTCTGGAGCTATCTCACCTGTTGCTTCTGGTTTTGTTAAATCAACCTTAGTTATTTCTTCCTTAGATTGTAAACTTAGATTTTTAGGTTTTCTTTTTTTAACTTTGAACTCGCCTTCTTGTTTAACGGGTTCTTGTGGTTTTGTTTCTTCTGACATGATAAAATATTATATAATTATTAAATAGTTAACTAGGCGGCATTATATTTTGTAAACCAAACGTGCCTAGTTGTGATGAATCTCCACTTTCAAAATCTACTGGAGCTGAATCATTTTGTCGTTGATTTATTAATTGACTTTGTTGAGTTCCTTGTAATTTAACTCTTTTATCTTTTCTATCCTCTATTTTGTTTTCTTTTTCAGACTCTACGCCCATTTTTATTTGAGCTAACTGTTTTTGGTATTCAAACTCTTGAGCCATTAGCTGTTGCTTAACCGTCATCTCTGTTTGCATCCTTTGAATTTCAAACTGCGATTTAGCTTGCTCTACTTGCACTTTTGATTCTGTCATAGCTTGGTTTTTTTGAACCTCAGCCATAGCGGCAGCCTCTGTAGTTTTAGCATTTGCCTGTGCTTGCGCTTGAATCATTTGTTGTTGTTGTGCCTGTTCTCTTGCTAGTTTCTTTTTTCTTTTCTGCTTCAACAGTTGATTAGCTAATTTAAGGTTTTTTATTTGCCTTATATCTATAGCGTCTTCTAAATCAATACCTCCACTTTGTAAAGCTATTTGTATGTTTTGCTCTAACTGAGCTTGAGCTTCGTCGTCAGGTTCTAGTTCTAAGAATATACCAAAATCATGTAGATTAAGTGTGGCTATTTCAGCTAACGTACTAGCATTAAATAGTGATATACTCTCTATTAAAGCATTTTTAGTTAAAGGAAAAGAAAGTACATCAACCATTTTTAAAGATATGTTTTCACATATTCTAAGAGCAAGAAACAAGCTAGCTTGATTAACGTGCTTAGTTGCTATATTAGATTGATTAGCAGCCATCTTTGCTATACCTACTAAAGCGTCTTTATCTTGCATGCTACCATCTCTAGCTTCGTTAAGACCTGTTACATCTCTTATCATTTGTAGATAATAATTGTAAGTCATTATTAAGCTTTGTAGCTTAGCACTTCCAGCTGATGACTGTAGTTCTTGAATAGGTACTTTACCTCTATTAAGCTCTCCATCTTGAGTTAAGGATCTACCAACAATGGAACCAGTTTGAAAATACATATTTAATGCTTCCGCTGGGTTGTAATTTGTACCATTACCTAGGTCAACTTCAGCAAGCCCATCCATATCTAAGAATACACCATCTGGTACCATTCTAGATAAAACTTGCTGCATTTTCAAATGTGTTATTTGAATCATGTCAGCAAAACCTGTTATCTTACTTACTATAGACTCTATTCTACCCTTGTACATTCTAGGAGCACATATAGCATAGTTCATTTCAACTTTAGTGCTATCAGAATTAGGTCTAGTCATGTTTTCAGCAAGTTCCCATTTTAGCATTATATCTGTACCAAGAACTTTTACGCCTGAATATAAAACCTCTATAGTTCTAGAAACTCTATTGTATGTATCAGCGGGAGGTGGATTAAATTCGTCTGTTTTTTGAATAACTTTTTCTAAACCATTTTCAGTGTTTTTTAACTTAAACACTTGGTTCATGTATGTTTTATATTCAAAATACATAACTTGAACAGTGTTACTATCGTAATTACCCCACCCTGTTATATACTGCCTATTACCTGGCATTTCCTGTATTCTTTGAAGTTCTCTTTCTGGTATGTTAGGAAATTGTTTTTTTAGTTCAGGTATTGTAATAGATTTAACTTCACCGACATAGTAAACATCTTCAAAGTTAGGGTCTTCTGTATATGAATATATTAAATTAGCTGGATCAACGTAGTCAACAACTATACCATTTGTTTTGTTGAAACTTGTCTTAGCACAAGCAATACCACAGACAACTAAATCTTCGTTTATTCTTCTTTTTATCAAAGGCCACCTATTGCTAGCCAATGTAGTTGTTATAGCTTCTTCTTCTGCTATTTCTACTGATTGCTTGTAGGAAAGCTGCATGTGAAGTTCTAATTCCTCATTACTTTGAGGTAGTTGTTCGTCTGGTATTTTTGACTGCTTAGCGTCAATACCTAAAGCTTGTTTTGCTTGCTGCATTAGCTCTTTAGCGTACATATCTTCCGCTATAGCTTGTGCATACTTTGTTCGTTTTTTTACAGACTCTGGATCTTGGGAAAAAGCTTTAATTTCAAACTCCTTATTTGATATACCATTTACTACTATATTTACAAATTTTGATATAACAGGAACTGGCTTCCAGTCTAAATTTAAATAAGACAAATCACCGTTTATAGATAATTCGTCTTTGTATTTTTGAACAGATTGTTCTCCTCTAGCGTACAGTCTTAGATTATGAAAATTATTCCAACTAGTAAGGTATCTGTTACCGTTTGTTCTACCTTGATTAAACCACTCAGTTTCAATAGCAGAAGCTACTTGAGAGCCGTACTCTCTTGAAGCTTTTTCAGCGTCTGGTACTACCTGACTAGGAAAAGCGCTATTTGAATTAGTATATATTTTCATTTATTCAATTATTTTTGACAATGTACCTTTATTATTATATCTTTTAAAACCTAAATTGTAAGAAGGTCTTTTGAATGTTGGGTTTGGTTTATACTTATTTTTATTACAGGCCATAATAGCTAAGCCTGAACTTATAGATGCATCATGTGATGTTCTATTGTTTATATTAAATTTAGCCCAATCCTCAAGAGTTCTTTGAAAATAAACATCGCCATAGTTACCATCATCTTTTAAACCAACATGATGTTCTATGTAAGACTCTATAGCTGCAGCATGAGCTTGCTTTATGTCTTCACTAGAGTTTGGTATTCCACCTATCTCTCTTTCTGTAGTTGATAGTTTACTGTATTTTTTATCTGGTCTGTTTATAGAATAACCTCTATAGCCTCTACGTTTAAAATAGTACAATAGTCTAGGTTTATTGTTTTCAGCAAGTATTGGCATGCCATAAAAAACACAAGCCATTAATACATCTTCAAAAAATATTTCAGCTGTTTGAGGTCTAGATATATATTCTAGGAAAAAATGATTTGATGGAACGTTATCCATGTTAAACTTAGTTAAACCATGTAAAGCCCCATTAGATCCTCTTCTATCTACAGTTCCAGATATATCGTAACTATCACAGCCAAAAGCCCCCATGTAATCATTACCAGGCCATTTAAGTCCATTTTTCTTTATAACACTATTCTGCATTTCAACAGATGGTATCCAGGATACAAAAAATCTACCCTGCTTGCTAGGCATGAAGACAACTTTAGTATCTTTAACACCATTAACCCATTGGAAATTGCCTTGTGTTATTATTCCGCTGTTTTTTAAATCAGCATTCCAATCTACTTGTTGGTATATTTTAGTAAGATTAAATAAAGATGATTTAGCCTCATCTCTAAACGCGTGTTCTTCCGTTCTTGGAAACTGACGGTAAAATTCGTTTAAACCATCTTGATCTTCTTTTAAACCATTTACTTCATTTTGCCAGTATTCAATTACACCTATTTTTATATCAGATCCATGCGGATCTTTTACAGCTTTTTTAGGCGTGTCGAAGACAGGTATGCCATAAGAATCAATGTATCCTTCGTAATTCCATTCCATAGGTATGAACAAAGAATATAGTCCCGAGCTAGTTTGCCCATTGGCGTTTCTTTTTGTAACATCTGAAGCGTTATATAGGTTTTTAAAATTATCTCCTCCTTTATCTAAAGCGTTTGATGTACTTCCCATCATGCACTTACCTATGACCTTACTACCTAATCTTAATGTTGTTTTCGTAACCCTCCAGTTATTGAGGATGTTGTTTGGTCTTTCCCATTTACCTGATTCATCATGAACGAGGAGCTTGAGTTTCTCTCCATCATAGGAGTTATCCCCTGTGTTCTTCCAGTCGATAGTGGTGTCAAGACCGGTAATTTCTTGTACTTTCGTATTGGCGTCAAGCTTTCTACGGGTGAATTTAGAAGCAGGAACTCTGTAAGCAAGCTCGGTTTTTGGCCTGTCCATACCATCTTGGATCGGTTTAAAAAAGAAAGGGTAGTTAACGGAAATTGGTACAACTTTATCTGTGAACATCTTTTTAGCATCGGGACCAGATTTGGACAATATGCCGAACCGTGAATCCGTGGATATTGTAGCAAGGTTGACCGATTCAGCTGAGGACATAAATGAGAATCCTGATCTACGGTTTTTAAGATAGCACATTCCATATGATCTTGGGTCTGCTTTGCAAGCCTCCCAAAAGATGTAGAATAATCTATTTGATTCCCTAAAGTCTGGTTTCCCAACATCAATCTTGGACCACTGCAAGTACATGTAATGAGTACCAGTGATATAAGTAGGAATGTCTTTGTTAACAAACCAAAAACCTTCTTCACGTCTAGTAAATTCTTTGTCAATATAGTCATACCATTTTTCTTTAAAATCTAATGGATATTCTTCCCAGTCGAATACAGATTTAATTTTTTTTAATTGCTTAGGATATTCAGAATAATTCCACTTATTGTTTTCAAACTTTACGACTTCATTTTCTTTTGGCAGAGCTATTTTAAGATTCTGTATTTCATATACCTCTCCTATTTGACCTGTCTTACTTATTACTACTATGTCATATTCCTCATTGTAGCCATATTCCCATTTCTTATGTTTGTTCTTGTGATTTAAAGTTTTAGAATCAACATAGTTTTTTAATACTTTATATAGAGTTTGCTCGTACATTATCTAGATCTACCTTCAGCAAAACCTTTAAAAGCTGTTTCTTCTTTAACTTTTTTAGGTTTTTCATTTAACAAGTCCTCTTCTTCCTGTATTCTATTTAATATTTCAAAAGCATCAAATATAGCTAACTTTTTTGTAGCCGCTGCGTTTTTTAGTCTATCTGCTGATATATCATCATCAGAATCAACAATAGCCTCTTTAGCTACTTTTATTAACTCCTCAACTGCTACTTGCCCAGCTTGGATTATATTCCTTTTGGTTTTGTTGATCTCCATACTTAATTACAATATCATTTGATTTCATACAATACAACCGCTCTTTATCTACAATGAAGTCATATTCACCATAAGGCGTGTAGCCTACAGTGTCACCCTCGCTTATTCCTAGAGCTTCTAAGGAGCTATTACCTATTTTAAGTATACCAATAAGTTTTTGCTCTTTACTCACTTCTAAACCATCTTTATTAACTAGTGGTTTTATAAAACATCTATTGTTTATAGATTTCCATTTGTCTTTTTTCTTATAAAGATACACTTGATCTAGTGCACAAAAATATAAACCATCAACAAATGATGATCTACTTTTTTTCTTAACACCTTTCATGTCGTAGAACGTGCGAAAAACATTGTGATGTATAACTATGAAGTCACCTTTATTTATAGGTGTTTTAAATGCTTTAGGAATTTCTACAACCTCGGCTATGTTGTTAACGAATTTAAAACTTTCTATTTTAGTATTAAGTATTATTTTTTTATTACCTATTTCTATTTCGTTATCGTATTCGTTTCCAACCGGTCTAACTATAAAGTCGTATAAGCTTTTCATTAGTATTCTAAATCGTACTCAACGGATATAGCCATGTTAGAGTTAAACTTTTTCCATGGCAATACCTCGTTGTTTTTCTTTATATGTATATTATAAGAATTATCTGAGTCTTCAAAAAGTATATGTGATATTTCATGGCCACCATAAACTTGTTGACCTACAGAGTAATGCATAGCATCATTTTTGTAGTCAGACCCAATACTAATCTTTCTAATATTATTTGTCATCTTTCTGCTCAATGTCTGTATAAGAACCATCTTTTAAGTCTATATTGACTTGACCATATTGATCTTCTAATTCTTTTTTTGTTTTATCTATTTCAGCAGTTATTTCTTTAATAGCAGCGTGTGTGTTTAATTTTTGCACGTCTAACAAACCTATATGTCTTAACAGATCATTCATCTTAGTCTGTTGCTCAGTTACAGTTTTTAATTGCTCTTCTGTAATCTTGTTTACTTTCATTTCTTTTACTTTACTCATAATTTAATTTAATTTAATTGTTTTTCTTAATAATCTAATTCCACCCAAAATCCATACGGCTAAAAAAAAGCATGGAAGAAGTGTCAATGTCATGTCCCACGAATATTTTTGTGTAACTGGATTTTGATTTAGCATGTAAGCTAAAAAATAATATCCAGGCACTAATAACGTGTACATTACTAGTTTTAAATATTTCATTTTATTTTATTTAATTAATACTCTTACTATTTATTATTACTTATAGATTTGAATTTTTCCACACCTCGTGATCCAAAGTAAGCTATATAAACAGTTGTAAGTAACTGTTTTAATAATCCAATCCACTCTTGCTCTACGGTAAAAGATATTTCATGATGACTATCAACCCATATAAAAGCTATAGCCATAATAGATAAAAATATTAAAGCCATAGGTCGTGTGTTTTTAGAAAGCCATGAATCTGATTTCATATCGCTTTCCCAACGCCTTGTTATTTGACTCTCTGCTTCAGCATTAGCCTTATCCATAATTTCTTGGATTTGCTTTTTAATTAGCAGCTTTTCCTCTTTCGTGGTTGTAAGCTTATCAATGACGTCACCAACTTCTTTGATGACGCCACCCGTAAGCCATTGAATTATTTTTTTCAATTAAAATTTACTTCTTAAGTAAGATAAACCTCTACCTAACATAGTACCATCTTGATTTGCATCATTAAAAACAGTATCTCCATCACCTACTGGTTTATTTGTTCTTGAATCACTTACGTATCCAGTCTTAACAGTTGGTGTTTTAATTTTATTTTCTGGTGGAAAAAAGTTAGCTCCAATCTTAGTTTCTCCATATCTATTAACAGATCCAGCTGAACCTCCAGTTCTTCTAACGCGATTTAAGTAATCACCAGGATAAGTATCATCAGATCCAGTGCTATCAAAAAGCATTGAATTAGCAAGTCTACCGGCCATTGATAAGTCCTTGTGTTGAGGATCGTGAGTAATAGTTAAATTATTACTTGCTTTTTTACCTACTAAAGATCCTCTACCCATTCCTCCTGTGTTTGGGTTTAAACCGTAAGATCCACTAGTCTTATGAGTATGCACTCTGTCGTCATCTCCATGTCCTTTATCGGCTGGTCCATGCTTCATGTATTTAGCAGCACCTCCATTAGTCATAATATCTTGAACTTTAGCAGCTCCTTTTTGGTAGCAATTTTTTCTTGCTGAACCATTAAAAGATTGGTTGTAACCCATTCTTGAAGCTCCTTTACCATCTTCAGCATAATCAGGCACACCATTTCCGTTTGCGTCTGGTTTTTTCTTAGCAGCTCCTTTTTGGTTTGCCGCTAACTCCTTTGCTGGAGCGCTTGATTTTTTAGCAGAATAACTTCCGCCATCTTGATTTGTTTTCATTTTTGCCATTGTTGTTTTTTTAATTTGTTTGCTTTAATTTTCTTTCTGCGGCGTATGCGTCTTTTTCCCAAGGACCTTTACCGGCTTGCATTACTGAATAGTCGTACTCTTTTCCTTTAAACATTACTTTACCAGCTCCTTTAGAATCAACCTCATAATCTAATCCAGTACCTGGATTTTTTAATTCATCTTTATATTGATTAACGTGAACTAGTTCATGAGCTAATGTTTTCTCTAATTCTACTGGATCTTTTAAGTCTTCGTTTATAATGATAACCCCGTTTTTAGGTGTTCTAGCAAATACAGGATCCTCTCCCATATCTCTTTCGAACACAGATGTACTCATCTTGCTTAAATCAAACGGAGAATTAATTTTAAATGCCATGTTATCTTCTGTAAGGAAACTTTTCGTTAAACCATTCTTGTCTATTATTACAACCACAGTTAATGTTAAGACCATCAGACACTCTGTCTACGATAGTCTTAACACCTGTTTTCTGTGTGAATTTAGCAATGCTGTCGCCAAGTCCTCTAGATTTCATCTACTATAGAGTTGAATCAGAACTAAATACAGCGCTTGACCAGTACATTTGATTGCTAGATGGTAATCCAGCTCCGTCTTTACCTAACTGGCAAGAAGCAGCTACACCACCAGGGTTAGCTGTTAAAGCTTTTATAATAGATTGAGAAGGCATGTTAGCAGGTACAGTGATTGCAACTGGCTCATCAGCGTTAGCTGGAGTAGCAGCTCCAATAGGGCTTTTTGAAACTTGAAGAGTAAGTATTCTACCACCAATAGTATCTGCTGGTACAGTAGCTCCGTCAGCATGACCAACTCCTAGTCCAACAATTCCTTTTAATGTTACTACTACACTGTAGTTTCCTGCTGCTACAACATCTCCTACGTTTTCAATGTCATCAACGTTTACTAATACATCTCTAGAGTAATCTCCCCCAGCTGCTAAAGTAGCGTTGTTGTTTACGATTTTAAATTTTACAAATTTTGCCATAATTTTTGTTTTTGTTTTTGTTTTTGTTTTTGTTTTTGTTTTATGTGATTTATCAGTTTACTCTGTTTGTTTTAATGATGTTTTTCATCATACTTAAGATCTCCAGCTAATTTTGAAATGTGTTTTTCATCAGCAGTCATATCTATATCACTGTGACCATGTTCATTATCATAATCAATATCTTCTTTTAGATATTTCATATGGTGTATATCATCAGCTCTTGTAGCCTTGTAGTTGTGTTGAGTCACTCTAGTATGTCTGTGATAGTTACCAGAGTATTGTCCTGTGTATCCTTTTTTTGTATCCATATCTTATCTACCTACTATAAAGTCACTTACTGTTATACCTGTTCCTGCAACTGCTGTTACATAATCTACAGCTACGGGAAGTATAGTTCCTGATTGTAAACCTTCAAATGTTATAGCTTGAGACGGTACTGGCGCACCTCCTGTTGCTGATACCACTCCTGGTAAAATTACAGTTATTTTTGCATCACCAGCTGTACCCATGTCTCCACAGTATATAACAGATGAATTTAAGTTAGTACCTAATACGCCTGATTGATTTTGAAATTCCCAAGCTGGTCTAACATCTATACTTGCAATCATTGCACCTGTCAATGGCATTGCTTTGCTTATTACAGCGTCTTGTGTTCTAAATAGTCCCATTTATTTTTTTTTAATATTGTTTTCCTTGAGCACACAAAACAGCATTTAAACCTTTATAAGGCACAGCTGCTTTTGATATTTGCATACCTGTTATTCCTGAGCTAGAGCCCATTCCGTGTACTCTACCTTCTTGATCTAATGGTCCGTCCCATATAGCGCTTTCACCTACCACGCCGTGAGCGTTTTTAGATGCCATAGTTTCATTGTAATTTGGATCTGTTTTATGCATAATTTTTTTTATTTACATGTTAATCATAGGGACGTTCATAGACTGCTCTAGCATTTGTTGCTGAGGTTGAAATGTTCCTGTTATTTGTTCGTTTGGTAAACCAAAAGCTTTTTCACTTATAGGGCTATTTTGCATTTGCGATACACCCATCATACTTGGATTAGAAGCAGCTAAAGAACCTTGATCAGAAATATCAGCAGCCATAGCTGAGGCTGGATCTGCAGGGGGAGTTGAACCCACCGCTGATTGTTGTGCTGATTCTAAAGCACTAACTCTTGACGTTAAGTCTTGAATGTTGTTATTACTAGTATTTTGACCAGTTGCTGATTGTGATTGTCTAGCTGCAAGTTTAGATGCTAAACCGCTTAGTAGCCCACCAGCAGATCTTCCGAAGTTCATGAATGGAATCATAATGTATCTTTGTTTACGTTTTTTATGGATTTAGTCAAAACCTTATCCATGTAAGATTTACCGTTAATTATTTTGTTTCTTCTAGAGCTAGTAGGTATTTTTTCATCTCCTAGCATTATCTTGTAAATTCTATTTATTAATTGCTTACCTTTAAAAGAAACTTTATATATATTATAAGTCTGTGTTGTTCTGTTTCTTTTTCTCCAAACAGTTATCCAGTTTTCTTTTATCAATCTAGACCAACGTCTATTATCCCAACTATAAGAATATACACCTGCTTCAAAATCTTTTTTCGTAAAAAGATCTATGCAGTCAAGATATATTAATAACTCTAAATCAGACTCACGTAAGCTGTTGTTTTTACAAGCCCATTTGCGTATTATACGGTAATGTTTTAGCAAGTTTAAATCTTTTAAATTACTTGCGTCTAGCTTTTTCATAAAACAACAACCACATCTTGTGTCTTAATTACGTGGTATGATCTATCGTTAATTTCTATCTTGTGTCCAGCATGTCTATCGTAGTATATAACGTCGTCTTTTTGTAATCCAACAACTTCGTCTCCTATTTCAACTACGTTTGCTCTAATGTACCTTATATCGTCTCTATGTAAACCTGCTAAAAGTAAACCACCTTTTGTTTCAGTAGTTCCTTCTTTTATTTTTTCTATTATTAAATTTCTACCTACTGCCTTCATCTATTCTCATGTTATTGATTACACAATCGGTAGATAGTATTGTTGATGCTACGGAAGCTGCATTAATTAAGGCACTTTTAGTAACCAATAAAGGATCTATAATACCAAACTTAACCATATTAACCATTTTTCCTGTAACTACATCTAGCCCTTTGCCTTTAGAAGATTCTAATTGCTTTTTTTGTTCAGATGTTAAAACCACACCAGCATTTGCTAGTAGTGTTGAGAAAGGCGCTGTTATTGCTTTAAGTAATATTTCTTCGCCAATACTTTTTGGTTTTAAAACATTAGAAGCGTTTAACAAAGCAATACCTCCTCCTGGTACAATACCTTCTTTAATGGCAGCTTTTGTAGCACAAATAGCGTCTTCAACTCTATCGCTTTTTTCTTTTAATTCAATGTCAGAATTAGCGCCTATTTTAACTACAGCTACTTTTGCGCTTAGTCTAGCTAATCTTAATTCTAACCCAACTTGAATATGAGGTTTGTTTTTCTTTTTTAAATCTTCTTTTATAGTTGCTATAATGTCTTCAACTTCTTCAGAAACATCATTTACTTGTATTATCGTTTGATCTTGCGTAGATGTTGATTTTTCGCAAACACCTAAATAATCAACCTGTATAGAGCTTAAGTCATCTCCTAAATCTTCATTTATGACAGTAGCCCCTGTAAGTAAAGATAAATCTCCAAATATTTCTTTTCTTCTTAATCCAAAAGCTGGAGGCTCAATAACATTTATTTTAATATTACCTTTCTTTTTGTTCATCACTAAAGCTGATAGCACTCCTGCTTCTATTTCGCCAATAATTAGTAATGATCTATTGTTTTTTATAACATATTCTAATACTGGTTGTATTTGCCTTATTGAATCTACTTTTGAATCCATTAAAAGAACTAAAGCGTTTTCTAATTCAGAAACGTTTTTCTCTTTATTTGTTATAAACTCAGCGTGTGAAAATCCTTTATTATATTCTACACCTTCTACTATTTCAACCTTAGTCACACCACCGTCTGACGGCTCCATTGTGACCACACCTGTTTCGCCTACAGCTCTAAAAGCATCAGCTATTAGTTTACCCAACTCTTTATCGTTGTTTGTTGATATAGTAGCTATATCGTCTATCATATCACCTTTAACAGCTATAGAAATAGACTTTAAATAGTCTACAACTTTTTCAACTCCAGATGATATACCATCTTTCATTTCTCTAAAGCTTTTATCAGAACCTAATTCTAAATAAGCTGTTTTCATTATAGAGTGAGCTAAAACTGTAGCTGTAGTTGTTCCGTCTCCAGCTTCTTTAACCGTTTTACGTGCTGCTTCTTTTAAAAGCGTAGCACCCATGTTTTCAACAGGATCTCTTAATATAACTGAATTAGCAACAGTTACACCATCTTTAGTTATTATAGGGTTACCAGAGTTGTCCTCCATGATAACACATTTGCCGCTAGCCCCTAACGTGGAGCTAACAGCTTTTGTGAGTTGTTCTATTCCTTTAAATACCTTGTTTTTAGCTTGTTTTCCAAAACTAAGGTTTTTGACGATTCCGTCCATAATTTGATTAGATTAAATTTTATTTATTTTACTTAAAGGTCTTAACGACTTGTGGTCCGCGAATATAAGAAAGTTTTTTCTCATAGTGGTTAATTGAAGCGTCTATAGCTTGTTCAGCTCCTTCAATTGTTTCGCGTCTCGTTACGTCTATCCATTTTTCGCAGCAGATATCCTTTTCTGGATTACACTCGCAGTCTGGATCTTTGTATTCGGTTTGATAAAAACCGTTTGGTAATTGCACAATTCTCCAATTAGATTTTTTGGCAACATGCTTCCAAAGGTCTAAGGTTTGTTGTGTTGGTTGTGATTGTGGTTGACTACTCCACGTGTTAGTCGAATAAAATAGTGTCATTGGTTTTGGTTTTAAATTGACATTGGTTATCGCTCTTCCCGAGCAGGGTATAAATATATTATTACAAGTTTTTACTATTTTTTACTTTTTTTGTTCTAAGGTGTCAAGTCTGGTTTCTAATGACTCAATTTTAGCTAAAGCTTCTTGCAAAGCGCTTGTTAATAAAGGCACTAATTTTGATTGATCAATTGATTGATATTCAGGATCTCCCTTGTAATCTAATTCATCTTTTTGACCTGTAACGGCTTCTGGAACAACACCTGAGGCTTCGTGGGCTAAAAAACCATCTACTTTTCTTTTAACTCCTTTTTTATCCTTTATTTCTTCTTCAATAAAATTAAACCTGCAAGGTTTTAGAGCTTTTATTCTTTCTATAGAACCTGACATTGGCTCTATGTTTTCTTTTAATCTATAATCAGATGAAGTATTATAACTAGTAGACGAACTTCCACTTTGACTAATAGTACCTACAGACGATCCAGAGCTACTATAAAATCTCATAAAGGTAGATCCAGCATTAGGGTTTTTAACAGATATACCAGCATTACCGTACCTTGGCCCGTTAACAAAAATACCATGCGCGCCATAAGGAGTACCTGATGTAGAGTTGTATATTTGAAGACCTATTCCACCTGTATTTTGAGTAGGCCCTTGTATTTGCACTGCTCCATTATTGAATGTAGATCCACTGTAGTTTACACCTAAAACATTATTAGTTGAGTTCCAATATAAAGTATCAGAACCTACTGTGTTTGTGGTTCCACTACCAGTCCAAACAGCTACTCTACCACTTGTCGCTGGCGCACCTTTGACTATTCCATTATTCTCAATAAACTTAGCAGGCGTTTGCTGTCTTTGTATTCTTGGAGTCGTAGAACTCGATGAGTCTGTGTAAACAGGTATGTATGTAGCGGTAGTATTAGTAATATAATCACTTACTACGGTTTTTACGGCATCAACTGCTATTTGTCCATAACGAGCTTCTTCAACGTTCTTTAATGTTAATGTTTGGCCAACACCCATTTCCATTTCACCAGCTGTAGCTTGGACGTAGTTCCATTGATCACCATCATCATCAAATATAATTTTATTGTCTTCTTCTAAATTTATTGGCCCACTATTAAACGTGTTTCCATTTCCAGAAATAGTACCATTTGATTGTATTGAAAATCTAGTAGAACCTCCATCTTTTACCCTAAAATTATCTCCAAAATATATATTAGTATCAGAACTCGCTGATAAAGCTGCATTTGAAATTTCAACATTATTAGATGAATCCAACGTAAGCAATGTTCTTATATTACTACTTGTATCTGTTCCTAGATAATCACCGTTATTTGGTATTAAATAATTACCAGATAATAATCTGTTAAGACTGAGATTGTATGTTAAATCTGAGTCAGATGCTATGCTAGAAGTATTAGTCCAAAAAGCTATGCGATTAGAAACTCCAGTACCTGTTACAGTTCCTGTGCCTGCGTTTGCATCTACATACGCTTTAGTAGCAGCATCAGTTGATGCAGTAGGCGTAGATAAATTCGTTATTTTATTTGAGTTTAAATTTATATTTGCCTCTGCAGCTCCAAAATCATCTAAGTGTATATCGCTTACTCGTATTTTATTAACTGGGCCAGACGAAAGTCCAGGATTGCTCTCCGCAGTTAGTACATAAGCAGCATAACCGCTTGTTGCTCCATTAATAGAAGTAACAGATGTGGCAGCATGTATTAAATTATCTGAATCACCAGAATCGTAATTTGCAGAAATAGTAACACTTGAAGCTGTACCTGATTTTTTTATACCGTCTCCTTCATTGATAGTTTGCACTCCACTATCGTAACTATCTACATAAGCGGTTGTAGCTATTTTCGTGCTATTATCGCCTTGTGATTGTGTTACTCCTGTAGTAGAAGTGTTTATTGTACCATTTAAGTCACCTAAAAATGTTGTTGCATATACCGATGACCATTTAGAGGTATTCTGACCAAGTGCAAATGTATTATTCTGGCTAGGTCTAAAACCACCACTATACATATTTCCTATAGAAGTACTATTTGCTTTGAATGCTATTTTACCTGCTCCAAATTCGATCTCGTTTACACCAGAAACCCCACCAATGTCTAAACCATCATAGTATATACTTGATATAGTTGTTTGAGCAGGCGTTACTTCAATATCGTCTGCATTTGCAGTTATACCATCACCTCCATTAACATTTAAAGTAGGTATAGGACCAGATAGATTTGTACCTGTCATACCAGTCCCAGTGTAAATGGTGGTGATATCACCTTGCGGTACACCTGCTATTGCATTATCAACGTACAGCTTGTTTGCCGCATCTGTATTAGCACTTACTGTATCTACTCCTTGTATTCTACCGGTACCACTTAATGTAATATCTCCACCACTAATTGTTAAATCTCCAGTTAATGTAGCGTTATTACCACTAATAGTAATAGGAGAATTTGTTAATTGATTATTGGTGTTATCCCATTGCATTACTTTATTAGCAGATAATGCACTATAGTTTTTAAGTCTTAAATCACCACTTGAAGTAATAGTACCACCAGTCAAACAATACTTCTATCATAAGCTAAATTAGACTCTCCAGAACTACCACCACTCCAAGTAACTGCACCACCAACAGTAACTGCACCACCAACAGCTAAAGCATTTGATGATGTATTAAATGTCAGACCACTGTCACTTGTTATATTGGAGTCACTGTTCCATACTGCAAGTCTAGTATTACTACCAGAACCTGTTACATTACCAACTTGTGTATTATCTACTTTTTGCCAAGCATCTGTTGCTTGATCAGAGAATACAGCCCAATCTCCTACAGCCCAATCTGTGATACCGTCTAAATTTGTTGAACCCGCGGTTGATACAATATAGTAATAACCTGGTGTTCCAGATCCACTTGTTAATGTTGGTGAGTTTGAAGATGCGTTCCAAGTACCTTGATATTTTAATACTCCTGTTACAGCTGAATCAATAGCTGTTTGTATTTGTGCTCCTGTTGCTAAGTTAGAAGAAGAAGAAGATACTGTACCCGTTATTGGTGTTAATGTTATTGCTGTTGTTCCGCTTGAAGTTAATGTGTTACTATTTCCAGTTCCAACAGTAACTACTTTACCAGTTGGTCCTGTTGTTACTGCTGTTACTCTTCCGTACGCATCAACTGTTATGTTATCTATCTTAGTACTGTTAGATGTAGAACCGTAAGTTCCATTTCCTATACCACCAGTTGCCATGTCTCGTCACTACTTTGGTTAGTTGTAAAACTACCACCAGTTGTTAAGTTTGTACCTGCCTCTATAGTTATAGTTGCGTTGTTTACAGTTGGTATACTTGGTATACTTGCATCTACATAAGCCTTGTTTGCAGCGTCAGTGCTTGCAGACACTGTGTCAATTCCTTGTATTCTACCAGTACCATTTAAAACTATTTGACCATTGCTGACAGTTACAGTACTTGAGAAAGTAGCTGCAGTTGCTGTCAACCCTTGGATTTCCATATTTTTATTAACCTCTATATGCTCACCTCCATTAGTGGTGATAAATCTCATATATAAATCAGAACCTTGCTTTACTTCTAAAGCAGCACCGCTATTATCTATTATAGAAATATCAGAACTACCTGGAGTTAAATCAATATTACCTATAATACTAACACCATTGCTTGCAGTTTCAAACTTTTTTATACCATTATGATACAGCATTGTTTGAGCATTTGCAGCTCCATATAAAGCGTGTTCACCAGTTGAAGTATTAAGTTTAATATCTCCATTAGCCTTTATCTCATTTACACCAGTAATATTGTTATTGCCCATTCCAATATTACCTGACATAGTTCCACCAGCTAGTGGTAAGTAAGCTCCAGTTGCTGTAGTGATAGCGTTATCAACGTATGTTTTACTGGTAGCGTCTGTACCTGCAGACACGGTATCTACTCCCGTGATTCTACCTGTACCACCTAAAGTTATATCACCGCCCGAAACAGTTATATCACCGGGGAAAGTTACCAATCCACTACCAGAGAAAACAGTAGAATTTGCTCCAGCGCTAAGCGTGATAGTATCATCTGAAAAGTTTAAAAAAGTATTAGAATCCCCAGTATGCTCCAACTTTGATGGTATGTATACTGTCCCTCCAAAAGTTGCGTTACCTGTACCAGATATTTTTAAATCATACCTTGCATCTGTTGTATTGTAAATTACAAAGCCATTAGAATCAACACCTAACTCTACATCATCATAAGATGTTGGGGTGAATTTTAATAACTGACCGTCACCATTAATCATTACATTCCCTGCAAAAGTTGCAGCACCTGTAAAAGCTGAAGTTCCTGTTACAGCTAAAGTACCTTTTATGTCATAATTACAATATTGTATCATTTACGTTGGTTTTATTATTAATTTAATTAAATTTGATTTACATGGCACTATCCAATT